AGGGACCCGCTCGGTCACTCACACTTGTTGACTTGAGAGCCCCTTTGTGTTTCCCCGGGGATTCTTGTGATTTCTTTTGTTGACTTTTGGATTCAAAAATGTTACCATGGGGCGGGAGGGTCTGGCGAATCGCGAGAGTCTTAGTGTACCCGCATGTATACAAAAAAGGCTAAATTAGAAAAAAAAGACTCCTTTGGCCCCTTATGTAAGCTATTGATTTACAAGTGAAATCTGATCGGCCCCCATATGACGTACACAGACAATAAAAGGACACACAAGAAAAGCTTGACAAATGGCTAAAAATATGCTATAATAGAAAGGATAACTAAAGTTAATAAAGTAAACCTAAAAGCCTTTAGTTTGTTTATTAAGTTTATTTAATAAATAACATACTAAAGATAACGAAGAGTATACTTATGAATACTAAAGTAAAGAGAGGCCGTCCTAAGAAGAATGAAATGGTCTCTAGGGAAAGAGGGAAGACTGGATTGTCTCGCGGTAGGCCCAAAGGTGATGCCGCAATAATCAATGAATACAAAGGGAGGATGTTGTCTTCCCCAAAGTCGAGAAAAGTATTAGAGTCGATATTCGATGCGGCTCTAAATGATGACCATAAGAATCAAGCGGCGGCATGGAAGCTTGTTATGGACAGAATATTACCAACTGCTGTCTTTGAAAAAGACGTAGTAAAAGGAGCAGGTAGGTCAGCCATACAGATAAACATTACAGGTGTAGGAGAGACTGTCATACAACCTGACCCGATAGAAGGAGATGTAATAGATGGCTAAGTATTTTACAAGAGAAGAGTTTGTGTGTCAATACACCGGCACAAATAAAATAAAAGATGAATTTATTGAGAAGCTCGATGAGCTAAGAGAAGCTTGTGGGTTTCCGTTTATTATAACTAGTGGTTATCGTTCACCATCACATCCAATAGAGGCTAAGAAAAAAATTGCAGGACAACACTCACAAGGACATGCCGCAGACATTAAAGTCGTGGATGGCACACAAAGGTATCGATTGGTCCAGAAGGCTATCGAATTGGGTTTTTCAGGAATTGGAGTTAGTCGTAGCTTTATCCATGTTGATACTCGTGATTGGGGTTCTGATTCTATAACTCCGGTGATGTGGACGTATAGTTGACTGAGTTAAACGTATCGTTACTTCCTTGGCAACAGGAAGTCTTTAACGATACCACAAGATTTAAAGTTATTGCCGCAGGTAGACGAACAGGAAAAAGTAGGTTAGCCGCTTGGATGTTAATCATTAGAGGACTCCAAGCAGACAGGGGTCATGTGTTCTACGTAGCACCAACCCAAGGTCAGGCTAGAGATATTATGTGGCAAGTCTTGATGGAGTTAGGTCATTCCGTTATTGCATCAAGCCATGTAAATAACTTACAAATAAAATTAGTAAACGGTGCTACCATAGCTCTAAAAGGAGCAGACAGACCCGAAACGATGCGAGGGGTCAGTCTTAGGTTTCTTGTCATGGACGAGTATGCCGACATGAAACCGGAAGTATGGGAACAGATATTACGTCCGGCACTTGCGGATCAGAAAGGTGACGCTCTATTTATTGGAACACCAATGGGTAGGAATCACTTTTATGAATTATATACATATGCTTGTATGTCTGAAGATGAGTCATTTAAAGGATATCATTTTACAAGCTATGATAATCCGTTGTTGGATGAAGAGGAAATCAATGCGGCAAAGCAATCAATGTCAGCATTTTCCTTTAGACAAGAATTTATGGCTTCCTTTGAAGCTCAGGACTCAGAACTATTTAAGGAAAAATACGTAAAGTTTTCCGAGGAGGAACCTGATACCGGTGAATATTACATTGCAGTAGACCTTGCGGGTTTTGCAGACGTTAACAAAGTGACTACAAAAACAAAACGTCTGGATCAAACCGCAATATCCGTTGTTAAAGCAAATGAAGACGGATGGTGGGTAGCAAATATTATTCACGGTAGATGGGGTGTGGAAAAAACAGCAAGGAAAATATTTGAAGCTGTAGCTGAGTACCGCCCTGTCGCCGTAGGTATAGAGAAAGGAGCACTAAAAAACGCAGTACTGCCATATTTAAGTGACTTAATGAAGAAACACCAAAGGTTTTTTCGTGTAGATGAGCTTACTCATGGTAATAAAAAGAAAACTGACCGCATTGTTTGGGCTTTACAAGGTCGTTTTGAGCATGGAGCTATAGTTTTAAATAAAGGTGATTGGAATACACAGTTTTTAGATGAGTTATTTCAGTTTCCAAACCCTTTAGTCCATGATGATTTAATTGATTCTTTGGCATATGTTGATCAATTAGCAAATATAGCGTATACTTCTGACTTTGAAGAAGAAGAATATGAACTTTTAGACGCATACACAGGATATTAATATGGCTTATGGCGATAATGAAAACTTTATGATCGAAGAAACTTTAGAAGGTTGGGTTCTTGACAAGTGTTTAGACTGGAGAAACCACTTTGATACTAATTATTCCAGAAAATTTGATGAATACTATAGATTATGGAGAGGTCAATGGTCTGGAGAGGATAGAACAAGAAGCTCAGAGCGATCTAGAATAGTAAGCCCGGCACTTCAGCAAGCAGTTGAGTCTGCTGTAGCTGAATTAGAGGAAGCTACCTTTGGTAGAGGCCGATGGTTTGATATTGAAGACGATGTTGCTGATCCACAAAAGCAAGATATAGCATATTTAAGGGAAACTCTTCTAAAAGACTTTAAAAAGAACAAAATTCGCAAAGGAATTGCGGAATGTCTTATAAATTCAGCAGTTTTTGGCACAGGAATTGCAGAAATTGTCCTTGAAGAAGAAAAAGACATGACTCCTGCTACTCAACCGGTCATGGATGGTAATTTAACTGCTGTTGGAGTAAACATAAAGGATAAAATATGTGTTAAGCTCCGTCCTGTGATGCCTCAAAACTTTTTAATTGATCCTATAGCTACTTCCATTGAAGAATCAATGGGTGTTGCAGTAGATGAGTTTGTATCTTTACATTCCGTTGAGTTAGCTCAGGAAAAAGGAATATATAGAGATATAGAGATAGGAACATCACCTCCTGATTTTGATATCGAACCAGAAACAGATGCTATCTCATATTCAGATAATAAAGTTAGACTTTTAAAGTATTATGGTTTAGTCCCTAGGTACTTACTTGAGAAAGCTCAAATAGAAGAAGATTCTGAAATAGAAGATTTAACTGAAGAAGATAATAACAAAAGTCAATATGTAGAAGCTATTGTTGTTATTGCTAATGAAGGTGATTTGTTAAAAGCAGAAGCTAATCCTTACATGATGGAAGATAGACCTATCATTGCATTTCCTTGGGATGTCGTTCCTAGCAGGTTTTGGGGCAGAGGTATATGTGAGAAAGGGTATAACTCACAAAAAGCCTTAGACGCTGAAATAAGAGCCAGAATAGATGCTCTTGCGTTAACCATACACCCTATGTTAGCTATGGACGCTACTAGATTACCTAGGGGTACAAGACCTGAAGTTAGAGCCGGTAAAGTGATACTAACTAATGGTTCACCAAATGAAGTGTTAAAGCCATTTAATTTTGGTAATATAAATCAACTTACATTTGCACAAGCAGATGCTTTACAAAAAATGGTTCAAACAGCTACAGGAGCTATTGATTCAGCAGGTATTCCCGGTTCAATAAATGGGGACGCTACTGCCGCAGGTATATCTATGTCTCTTGGGGCAATAATTAAAAGACACAAAAGAACTTTGATAAACTTCCAAGAATCTTTTTTGATTCCATTTGTAACAAAAGCCGCACACAGATATATGCAGTTTTCCCCTGAAGAATATCCTGTTGCTGATTACAAGTTTCACACTTCAAGCTCTTTAGGTATTATTGCTAGAGAATATGAAGTATCACAACTTGTTCAGTTGTTACAAACAATGTCACCTGAAACACCAATGTATTCTCAGTTAATTATGTCAATTATAGATAACATGAATTTATCTAACCGTGAACAGTTGATAGAAGCGTTAGCACAAGCTAATCAGCCTGATCCACAAGCTCAAGAAGCACAAATTGCTTCACAAGAATCTCAGTTGGCTTTCCAAGCTTCACAAACTGCCGCGTTAAATGGACAAGCTTTAGAATCGCAAGCTAGAGCCGCTAAATTAGCTACGGAAGCTGATATAATTCCTGAAGAGTTAGAAATTGATAAACTAAAAGCTATTACCGCTAATATTAGACAAGGAACTCAAGATGATAAAGAGTTTGAAAAAAGATTAAAGTTAGCAGATAGACTTCTTAAGGAAAGAGAAATTTCAGCAAAAGAGAGGATAAATTAATGAAAATTTGGTATTTACTTCCCCTATTGACTTTAGCATTTGGATGTGCTACAGTAGAAAAGGATTATAAGCCAATAACTTTTGAAGGAAAACCTTTGTTTGATCTTAACGAGGTACAATGTCCTAGAGATATGGTTAAATATTGTCAAGGACCAAATAGAAAAAACTTAAATTGTGAGTGTGTTAGTCAACAATCTGTAAGTCAAGCTTTTGATTTTTTAAGATGAGTTGGCTAGAAGACTATAACGGAGAAGGCGCACGTTGGTGGCACATAATAGTATTGTTTCTTTTCTGGGGCGGTCTATTTGTTTACATATATTTTTTTGGTGATTAACAATGAGTACTAAAAAAGATTCAAGATTAGAAAGGGCAGGAGTTAGTGGATACAATAAACCGAAACGTACCCCAAATCACCCTACAAAGAGCCATGTTGTCGTGGCGAAAGAAGGTGACAAAGTCAAGACGATTAGATTTGGTCAACAAGGAGCCAAAACCGCAGGAAAGCCAAAAGCGGGTGAATCTGCTCGTATGAAAGCTAAAAGAAAATCTTTTAAAGCAAGACACGCTAAAAATATAGCCAAAGGTAAAATGTCTGCGGCATATTGGGCTAACCGTACAAAGTGGTAAGAGATGAGAAAGCTATGGAAAATATGGGCGTTAAGCCTAGGTCAACCTATTGGTGATACTGAATCAGAGGTAGAACTAGTTTCCATAATAAGAACAGTTATAGTGTTAATAAATATAACTTGTTGTTTTTTAATTATGTATAATATATTGACGAGGTAATTATGGCTAAAGGTGTAAAACATTATTTTCGAGATGGTACTCCTCATATGGGGGGAACTCATAAAATGCCCGATGGTTCACTACATAGCGGAGCAAGACATACAAAAAACAGTAAGCCTTTATTTCACATGAAGGACTTATCTAAAACAGCTAAAGCAAAAGCAATGAGGAAAAAATAATGCCAAAGAAAAAAATGACACCCAAGCAAAAAAAGCTTGCGGCTATAGCACCTCCTAGAAATAAAATAACTAGAAGAGATATCATTACAGCGGCTAGAAGAAATAAAAGAGGCAAAAAGTAATGGCTAGTAAAAATGTTCCTGTAAATAAATCTCTATATTCAAGAGTAAAGTCAGAAGCAAAGCGTAAGTTTGCAGTATATCCGAGCGCATACGCTAATGCATGGTTAGTTAGGGAGTATAAGAAACGTGGCGGCACATACAAAAAAGTCAGCACCAAAAAGAAAAAGTAGAGCTAGTGGCGGTTTGACTCGTTGGTTCAAAGAAGACTGGCGAGATATTAAGACGGGTAAAAAATGTGGTAGAGGAAAGAATGAAAAAGGAAGGCCGTACCCGGCTTGTAGACCATCGAAACGAGTCTCAAGTAAAACACCAAAGACTACTGGTGAAATGTCTTCTGCTGAAAAATCGAAATTTAAAAGAACAAAAACTTCAAGCAAAAAAATTTCTTATCAACACAAAAGAAGGAAAACAAAGAAATGATGTACGGATATGGTAAACCCAAAAAGAAAAAGAAAGTAGTTACTAAACCAAAGCGAAAGCCTAGAAAAAAGTAATACTTGACATTTCGTTAAAAATGTGATATAATAAAGAGTATACTAAGTATAGTATATTCTATTAATTAACTGTCCTTTGGAGAAACAGTATGACAACAACAGAAGAACACGCAAACTTTGAAAAAGTAAACCGATCATTTGAAGAGATGTTTAGAACAGAGGGTTGGAAGAATCTTTTAGAAGACTTGAAAAACAATGGCTTCCAAATAAATAATTTAGATGCTTGTAAAGATGTGAAAGACCTTCATTTTCGTAAAGGTCAACTTTCAATAATAGCAAGTTTGTTAAATTTAGAGGAAGGACTAAAAACAGCTAAAGAACAAGCTGAACAAGAAGAAGTAGAAGCATTTGAAGAAGAGGATAGTGAAGTTTCTAAAAGTGTAAACTAATGAGAATCTTCATTGATTTTAAATGCAGTAATGGACACACTACTGAAAAGTTAATAGATAATAAAACTAGAGAGATAGAGTGTCCAGTTTGTTCTGAAATAGCTAGTAAAGTTATATCTCCTGTTCGCAGTCTCCTTGATCCCATATCAGGTGATTTTGTAGGTGCTACCATGAAATGGGCTAGAGATCGCGAAAAGAAGATACAAAAAGAACGTAAGGCAAATTCGTAGTAATCCTTACATAATACACCTCCATAATTGGATTACCAACGGGGTTTAATAATGGCAACTTTTATAGATGAGCGTCCGGATAAAGACGATAAAAACGAAACTGAAGAAATTAGCAATATAAATGAAACTAGTGTTGACAAACCTTTAGAACCAATCGAGGAATCAACACCCGAACCGGAAACAACACAAAGTACTGAGGAAGAAATTCCAGATAAGTACAAAGGTAAAAGCACAGCAGATATAGTGCGTATGCACCAAGAAGCTGAGAAACTTTTAGGTAGACAGAGTTCTGAAGTAGGTGAGCTAAGAAAAGTCGTTGATGATTATATCCAGACTCAACTCTCAAAAACTAATGCACCGAAAGAAAAGGATGAGGAAGAACAAATAGATTTTTTCTCTGATCCTGAGAAGGCGGTTGAAAGAGCAATCAACAACCATCCAAAGATAAAACAAGCAGAGCAAGCTTCTGTAGATTATCAACAACAAACAGCGATGACTGAGTTACAAAAAAGACATCCTGATATGAAAGATATTCTGAACGATGCAAAGTTTGTTGATTGGATTAAAGGTAGTAAGATAAGAACTCAACTGTTTACACAGGCTGATAGAGAGTATGATTATGAAGCCGCTGATGAATTGTTTTCCACATGGAAAGAACGTCAGCAAATAGTAAGCCAGACTGCGGACAATGAAAAACAACAACGCAAAGATGCACTTAAAGCGGCATCTACTGGAAGTGCTAGAGGAAGCGGTGAAAAAGCATCTAAAAAAATTTATAGACGTTCTGACATTATTAAACTAATGAAGGACGATCCAGAAAGATATTTAGCATTGTCAGATGAGATAATGCAAGCCTATCAAGAAAGGAGAGTCCGAAACTAATTAAGGACTAGTATTATGGCTCAATCAACATATCCCGCAATGGGCGGGGCGGTAGACAACACTAGTGCGGCTACTTTTATTCCAGAGATTTGGAGTGATGAAGTTATTGCCGGCTATGAAAAGTCTCTAGTACTTGCTAACTTAGTCAAAAAAATGGCTATGACTGGTAAGAAAGGAGATACTTTACACATACCAAAACCAACAAGAGGTTCTGCCTCTGCTAAAGCTGAGAATACAGCAGTAACAATTCAAAACGCAACTGAAAGTGAAGTTCAAGTAACTATTGACAAGCACTTTGAGTACTCACGTTTAATTGAAGACATTACTGAAGTTCAGGCTTTGGCTTCACTACGTCAGTTCTACACAGGTGACGCAGGTTACGCTCTTGCTAGACAAGTAGACTTAGACTTGTTTGCACTTGGTAAGTCACTAGGTGACGGAGATGGATCAGACTTTACACACTCAAATGTGTTTAGCTTTGACGGTTCTTCAGGAATCCAAGTATATGCAACTGATCAAGTTGACGCGAACGATAAGTTCAACGATGCCGGTTTCCGAGCGGCTATCCAACAACTAGATGACGCAGATGTTCCAATGGACGGACGTTCTTTAGTTATACCACCCTCAGTAAGAAATGAAATCATGGGTATTGACCGATATATGTCTTCTGACTTCGTAGACGGAAGAGGCGTAAGAAACGGTCTTATCGGTAACCTTTATGGTATCGATATCTTTGTTTCATCTAACTGTCCAGTAATTGAAGCCGCGGCTGACAACAGTGCCGGTGGAGATATCAAAGAGGCTCTACTTCTCCATACAGACGCTATGGTTATGGCAGAGCAACAAGGTGTACGTTCACAGACTCAGTACAAGCAAGAGTTCCTTGGAACCTTGTATACTGCTGACACTCTTTACGGAGTCAAGGTACTTCGACCAGAGTCAGGCATAGTATTAGCTGTCAACGGATAAGTAAAAACGAGGGGAGTCTTTTGATTCCCCTCATTTACTAGGAGTTATCATGGCATTATTTAGAGGAGCAGGTGGCTCTGGAACATCTACAGCTTTTGGTCTTCTTGATGAAGTTACTCAACAAGCTTTACTTGCTCAAAACGCAAGTGCTCTTGCAACTCAAGCTATTAACTCTTTTGATAGTTTTGATGATAGATATTTAGGATCAAAATCTGTTGATCCTTCCTTGGATAATGATGGAAACGCTTTATTAATTGGAGCCTTATATTTTAATAGTACAAACAACGAACTCAAAATATATACAGGTTCCGTTTGGATAGCAACTTTAAACTCTGCTAGTGTAATAACTGGTGGAGGTTTTTAATAGGACACAAACATGGCACAAACAATTCAGATTAAAAGAAGCTCGGCTACTGCTACCCCCTCTTCGTTGTCCGCGGGGGAATTAGCATATTCCGATAATAGTGATAAGCTTTTTATAGGACAACCTTCAAACAACACAGTAGTATCTGTTGGTGGTAAGTATTATACTGATTTAGTAGATAGTCTCAATGGTGGAGATGGAATAACTTTTGATTCTTCTACAGGAACAATTTCTGCAAATATAGATGGAACAAACTCTGTAGCGGCAAACACTTCAACAAATACTGCAAGTAGAACATACAAGATTCAAAAAAATAGTAGTGATCAACTTGTAGTTAATGTACCTTGGTCTGATACTAATACAGTTTACACGTTACCCCTTGCTAGTACTTCTATAAGGGGCGGTGTTAAATTATTTAGCGACACTGATGTAGCTGAATCTGATGTTAATTCAGTAACAACAACAAATTCAAGAAACTATGGAGTACAGTTAACTAACACTAATAAAATGGTTGTTAATGTACCTTGGACAGACACTAATGAAACTCTTGCACAGACTTTAGTTCTTGGTAGCACAACTGGCGGCACTAGCATAAATGTCTCTGCCAGTGACAATATTAATTTTTCTACCACTTCAAAAGCTATTTTTGGTGGCACTAGTTCAACTACAGATAGGCTAGAAATAGGCTATACCGTTTCTGGATCAACTAAAACTGCTACTATAAAAGAAACAGGCTCAGGTAGATTAAAAATTATTGGTCAAAATTTAGACCTTACCGCTGATAATTCTGATGACGGTATTATTATTGATACTATAAGTGGCACAAATAATTTACAAACAAAAATAGTTTCTGAATCTGATACTGTAGTAACGGTCTCACCAAGCGGTTTTCAACTTGGTTCTGGTTCGACAGTTACTACTATTCTTGATCAAGATGATATGATTTCTGACAGTGCCACTGCACTTGCAACACAACAATCAATCAAAAAATATGTAGATGACTCAGTTCCTACTTCAGTAGCTAATGCAACTAATGCAACTAATGCATCGAACGCAGTTGTAACTGAAGATACAACTAGCACTTCATCTCACTATATAGGTTTCTATGATGATTTTTCAGGCACAAAAGCATTTAAAGCGGATAGGACGTTAGCTTGGATTCCTGATACCGAAACTTTAAATATTGGAACGGGTGGTACTTTTTTAGGTGGCGATTGTAAATTAAACGGTGTTTTAAAAGGGCCAACCACGTTTTATATTGATCCTTCACCTGTTGATACAGGCGATGTTGGATCACAAAATACTGGGGGAACTACAGACGACACAGGTGAAGTAATCATTTTAGGAAATCTCCGAGTAACTGGTACAACGACTACTTTAGATTCTCAGACTGTTACAACTGGCGATAGCATTATAAGGTTAAATGCAGATTTACCACATAGCACGTCAGCCGCAGACGGTGGCTTTCATGTTTACCGAGGCCAGACAGGTGGTGAAAATTCACCTTCCCGAACAAATGCGAAACTTATTTGGGATGAAGAGGAAAGCTCTTTTCGTGTAGATCAAGCTACAGGCACGTTGACGACACTTCTTACAGCGGCTAATTGGGGTAGCACTTATACAGGCGTTGTTGATGGCGGCAACTTTTAATTAGGTAGTCTTTTATGGCTCAAACTATAAAATTAAAAAATTCGGGGACATCCTCAAACGTCCCCTCATCCCTAGTTCATGGTGAAATAGCCATAAACTATGCTGATGGAAAGATATTCTATAAGAATTCTAGTGGCAGTATAGTTGAATTTGCAAATCTTAGCGGTTCATTCTTGCCCTTATCAGGTGGGACGCTTACAGGCAACCTATCTCTAGGCGATAACGTCAAAGCTCAGTTTGGAACAGGTAATGATTTAGAAATTTATCATACTGGAACAGAGTCAATTATAGCTGACACAGGTACAGGTCATTTATTTGTAAGAGGTCAAAATTTACTGCTACAAAACGCTGATGGTTCAAAGGCATACTTCTCAGGAATAGGTGATGTAGCAAGTCTTTATTACGGAACTTCAAAAAAATTAGATACCACCTCCACAGGCATAAGCGTGACAGGCACAATATCAAGTGGTGCTATTACAAGCAGTGGAAAGCTTACCTTATCTGGTACAGACGATGAAATATTGACTCTTAATTCAACGGATAACAATAGCGTTTATATGTCTTTTAAAAGGCAATTTGATCGTCATGCCTATGTTGGTTTTGGTGGAAGTAACGATACATTTGGAATTATAAATGAGGAATCTGGTGGACCAGTTGTAATTGCCAGTGGCAATGTAACAGCACTTACCTTAGATGGTACAAACCAAAACGCTTCATTTGCAGGTAACATTACAAGCACAGGCCAAATTAATGCAGGGACAAACCTTGTAGCAGGGACAGCAGTCTACAGCGGCAATGGTGTTTATTATGGCTCAACTACGCTTCATTTAAAAAACAATCAAAGCGGTAACTTTTTAAGTTTTGCGGCTAACGCAAACGCCACATTCTCAGGCACTATCTCTAGTGGTGCGGCAACATTTACCACAGCAGATAACACTGACACTGTTTCACTTGTTTCTACAGATGCAGATGCAAATGTCGGCCCAGTTTTAAGATTATATAGAAATAGTGCAAGCCCCGCAGATAATGACTCTTTAGGTCGCATTATTTTTAAGGGCAAAGATGATGCAGGTAATGAGGCAACTTTTGGAAGAATAGAAACAATAGCAACAGATGTCAGTAATGGTTCCGAAAATGCCAAAATGGAATTTTATGTTGCAGTCAATGATACTTTTAATCCTAGCCTAACATTAGAGGACTCAGGAGAAGCAACTTTTAATAGTGACATTCTTTTATTTGATTCTAAAGTTTTACGTTTAGGCAATGACCAAGATTTTAGAATTTCTTTTGATGGAAGTCATGGAATAATACAGAACGTAACCACAGACTCCGACATTATTTTTAAAGGAAAAGACGGAGCTTTTAGTATTAACGCCCTCACACTTGATATGTCCAATGCAGGAGCCGCTACGTTTAATTCCACTATCTCTAGTGGTGCGATTACAAGTTCATCCACAGTTTCTGCCACTACTTCAATGACTACGCAAGATTTTAGGTATAGCAGTGGTGCAGGATATTTAACTTATAGTCTTTCTAATAGCGCGACAGACACTTTAAACATAAGAAAATTTGGAACCGTTCAGCAACAATTTAATCAACATGGCGTAAATTTTCCGAACGGCTCACTAATGATCGGAGCTACCACTGCGCCAAGTGCAAAATTACATATTGACGGAGCAACATCATCAGGATTGTTAAAATTAGATGTAAATGCAGGAGTCGCAGGAAGTATTCTATTTAGAAAAGACGATTCAAGAACCACTTCTTTAGTTGAGTGGAATATTCAACATAAAAATGATAATCAAGATTTTATTATATATGGATATGACGGTACAACTTTTAAGAATTTAATAGAATATGATTGGTCAGCAAGTAATACAAAAATTGGATCAGGCAACGTCAACATCCCGAACGGTGGATTGGCTATAGCTAAAACGTCCGCACCAAATGCTCTACTTGACATAGATACTGGAAGTGTAAGTGCCTCCCCCTCTGCTAGATTTAGAAGAAATCATGGAGCGCAAGCGTTTCAACAACTAAGTGGACTTTCTTTTTATTGGAATACTAGCGATGGGCTTCAAGATAACACTATTGTTTATGGAGCATCCGCAAACTCAAGTTTGAAGTTTACACACGCAACTGGTTCAGCGTTTCACGACAGACTAACTATCAACGCTGACGGCTCATCAGTCTTCTCAGGCAGTGTGAGTGCTACAAGCGGAGACTACACAACATCTGGAACTGCAAGTTTAGCAGACGGAACAAATGGTTTACGAATTGTTAGAGAAGGTGGAGATGGTGCAGGTGCTCTTGGAAACGGAATAACATTTGCTCAACGGTGGTATAGCGGTGCAACTTCTAATAAAAGAACTGGTGCAATATTTGGCAAAAAAACAGCAGGTAGCGGTAATTTTGGAGGAGGATTATCTTTATATTCTCAGCCACAAAGCGGTGCTGATATGGTCGAATCATTATCAATAAACCATTTACAGCAAGTTAACATTCCTCAATCACTTATGATCGGAGCAACTACTGCGCCCGCATCAATCCTTCATGTCTCTGACGCATCCTCACCAGAAATTACTTTAGAAGATAACAATGCAACCTCTACTCATAGACGCACTGCATTTCAAAACGTAGAGGGTACATTTAATATAAATACACGCCAATCAGACGGGACTTTTGTTTCCACTGATTATCAGATTCTTAAAAATTCAAACGGTGCAACAGATCATAAATTTTTTATTGCAGGTAGCGAGAAGGCAAGGTTGAATAGCTCTGGCAACTTAGGTCTGGGAACCACAGCCCCCGATAGTCTTTTGCATCTAAAATCTACGGGCGATACCAGAATGACTATTGAATCGCCTGATGCTAATGATTCATATATAAATTTCAGCGGTGCAACAAATGAAATGAGTTTGGGATTTGATACATCTGATGCCGCAATGTATATAACAAATCATGGGACAATCACAGCCAATAGACGAGTGACTATAAAAACAAATGGCAACGTTGGTCTGGGAACCACATCGCCTTCTAATCTTTTAGACTGTACTGGAAGCATTTCAAATGATTATATTGCGGCATTTGAAAACACAAATGCTACTAACGGATATGGCTTATTAGCTAAAACTGCACATACTGGTACTTCTGCTTTTGCCTTTGGTGCGTACGGTGGTTCTAATGCTCTAATGGTTGTACGTGGAGACGGTAGAGTTGGTATTGGTGGAATCACATCGCCCGATAGTCAAGTTCATATAAAAACTTCTGTAGACAATAGCGTATCACAAGGATTAGTTATTGAAAGAAGCGCAAACACTGATAAAGGTTATATCAATTATCAAGGTGGTGCTTTCCGAATGGTCGCAACTGACGGAGATCCCATAAGGTTTGGTCATGTTTCAACATCAAACGAAATTAGTATTCATACAAATGGCAATTTATTAATAGGCAAAACAGCAGATAACGATACTTCCGCAGGAATGAGATTTCAAAGCAATGGATCAGGTTCTTTTGTAAGAGATAATAATAATGTTCTTACAGTAAATCGTCTTACTGGGAACGGAAACTTAATGGAGTTAAGAAAGGACTCAAGCTTAGTAGGTAGTATTGGTACAGTTAACAGCAACATATATTTTGGAACAGGCGATACAGGTCTTTATTTTAATGCCAACGATGATTCTATATATCCAATAAACACTACTACTATAGCAGGAAGAGATAACGGTGTTGACCTTGGTAAATCTGATACTCGATTTAAAGACGCTCATTTTGCAGGAACCATAAACACTAGAGCTGTAACTGTAGAAAATGACATCAGTGGTGATGCTACTTTACGCTTGAAATCGACATCAGCTGGTGATCCAACTTTGATATTTAATAGCTCTGCCGCAAATAGAAGTGGATTAATCAAATATCAAGATAACGGTACAAATGTTGGCAGAATTGAATATGTTCATAATGGTGACAGAATTGATATTAGGGCTGGTTCTGCCACTGGCGCAACGATGAGTATCAAAAACTCAGGTGTGATGATTGGATCAACCACACAGTATCG